TCGAACTCAAAACCTTTGAACTCAGGATTAAAAACTTCATTTGTCTTCTTTAAGAAAAACTCATTTTTCCTTTGGTTAGCCTCTAATGCAGATTTAGATTCTTTTATATAACTTCTATAAGCCTCGATTTCTTTATTTTGTTTTTCAGAAATAGCGCCCCCACTTGACTCAAGAGGAACTCTATATTTTTCCTTAAACTCATTAAGATATTTCTTAGCTTTTGAAAGCTCTCGTTTTTTAGCTATATTTTTCTTTTTAATATCTTTCTCATCATCAAGTTCTTGATCGTAAGAAAATTTTTCATTCATTAAATAATGAATATCTTCACTATCTAAATCAGTTTCTGTTAAAGAATAATATTCTGCTAATAATTGGTCGTCATTTAATTCATCGTAATTTTTATTTGCTTTTACGAAATCTTCAAATCCACGACCAGTTTCTTTTTTAAAATCCAAATACTTAGACACATCTTCAGGTAGTTCACCTGCCTGCTCTTTTTGAGCAAACAAATCATCCACAGATGATATGTCCTTGTTATATCTATTTTTAATATATGAAAGAACGTCTTCGTCTTTTATAGTTGGACTTTCAACTTCCGAGTTATTCTCGGTACTTTGTTCTACAGGTTGATTTTCAACAACTTCTGCAGCGGTATTTTCATCAGCAGTATTTACTACTGTTTCTTCTTCGTGTTTTTGTAGTAGTTTTTCCTCTACTTCCTGTACTGATTTTTCAGGTACAGATTCTAATGATTTTACTTTAATTTCCATTTGATTTAATTTTTTACAAAGTTAATATATAATTATATTGGCTCAAACTCTGCTAGGTCAAAGCCATCTAAACTGTCTTCATTTGATTCAAAACTCACCGATGGGAGGTTGTTTTTTCTTTGCTCTATAAGCTTTGATTGTTCAGTATTTGCTTGAGATATTCTAGCAGATTTAGCATTCTCTCTTTCAGCCTCTCTTTTTTGTAGTCCATCTTGTTCCATCTTTTTCATGTTAAGGTCTACACCTTTGAGTTTCATTTGAAGGTTAAACTCTAACTGCATAAGTTCTGCTTTTATCGAAGCTTCACCTTTCATTTTTTGAACAGAGAATTCTGCTTTTGCTTTTTCTAATTGCACAGCAGCTTGGTTTTCCATTTGGAATTGTTGCATTTTTGCCTGAGCTGCCATTTGCTGTGATTGCTGATTTATTTGAGCCTGCTGTTGAGCTGCTTGTGCTTTTTGCTGCTGCTCCATATCCTGTTTAGCTTTACGCTTTAACTTTAATACTTGATTGGCTAATTTTAAATTTCTTATTTCCCTAATATCTATAGCGTCTTCTAAATTTATAGAATCTCTTTGAAGTGCCATTTGTATATTTTGCTCAAGCATTTTTCTCTCTTCTTCATCTGGCTCTATTTCAATGAATATGCCAAAATCACTAAGATATAGTTTGCTTATTTCATCTAGTATTCCAACGTTAAATTTTCCAATTTGATTAACAAATTCTTCTCTAAATTCTGAATACTCTAAAACATCAGCAATTCTACTAGATAAAGCAGTACAAAGTCTTTGACTAATTTGAAGTCCTGCATCTAAAATATGTCTTGTTGCTGTATTGCTACTTAAAGCAGCTAGTTTTTGAAGCCCCACTAAAGAATAAGAATCAGGAGTTGAACCATCTCTAGCCTCATTAAGACCTGTTACATCTCTCATCATTTGAAGATAATGATTGTACGATCCTACCAAGCTTTGAATTTTTCCTTGACCTGAATTGCTATTTAACTGCTGTATTGGAACTTTTGCTTGATTGAAGTCTCCATCTTGAGTATAACTCCTACCAATAACACTACCTGTTTGAAAAAACATCCTTAATGCGTCTTCAGGGTTATATGCTTGTCCAGTACCTAAATCAACTTCATTTAATCCATCTGCGTCTATAAATACTCCATCAGGAACTACCCTAGATATTACTTGTTGTAGCTTTAAGTGAGTTATTTGTATCAAATCAGCAAACGTAATCATTCGTCTCACTAAAGACTCGTAAACCCCTTTATACATTCGAGGCGCACATGCCACATATTCAGGATAAACTTCTTGAGAAGCCGATTGAGGTCTAGCCATGTTTTCGGCCATTTGCCATTTTAAAAGAATGTTAGTACCCATTACCATAACTCCTTCATACCAAACGTCAATGGTTTTAGACACTTTTTCAAACTTACCCTCTTCCTGCATTTCAGGAGTAGGATTAAATGTGTCGTCTTTTTCTATTACTTTTTCAGCTCCTGCTGCATTTACTTTTTTCTTATATGTAAATGTGTGAGTTGTTTTGTAATTGAAAAACAATAAGGTAGCACTATCTCTACTAAATAAACTATTATTGTAATATTGAGCCGTATTGTTGTAATCGTACCAACTTTGACTATATTTAGATATCTCTTCCATGTCTTGCCTAGTTAGACTTGTGTCTATTTTTTTAAGCTCGACAATAGGCATAGTTTTTATTTCGCCCCAATAAAAACAATCTTCAAAGTGAGGGTCTTCTGTGTAACTATGAACAACATTTGCAGGATCTACATATTCCACAGATATACCTGAACCTGGTTTAAATGTATTCTTACACATTGCAACACCTAATACTGTTTGATCATAGTATAGTTGTTTTTGTATTTCGTAATATCTGTTTTCTGCTAAAACTGTATTAATCGCTTCTTCTTCAGCAATCTCTATAGATGGTTTATACTTTAATTGCATATGCAATGCCAACTCCTCTGAGGTGTTTGGCACATCTTCTTCTGAAGTTGCAAATGTATTTATACCTAGTGACTGTTGAACCTGTTTCATCACAGGTTTTGCTAGCATATCTTTTTCAAGTTGAACCTGATATTCGCTTCTTTTTTCTAAAGACATTCCGTCTTGAGCATAAGCATTTATTTTAAATACTCTATCAGCCATTCCATTAACAACAATATCTACAAATTTTGGAATGATAGGCACAGGAGTCCAGTCTAAGTTTAAATAACTTAAATCTCCATCAATAGCCATTTCGTTTTTATATTTTTGAATTGACTGCTCTCCACGAGCGTATAATCTTAATCTATGGAAATCTGCCCATTGATTATAAAACCTGCTTTGGCCTCCATCTTTTCTGAACCATTCATACTGAATAGCCTGCCCTATTTGTAACCCAAACTCAAAAGATTCCTTTTGTTTGTCTGAAACAAATTGACTAGGAAATCCTGTTGGGTTTATCGTGATTTTTACATCCTCCATTTATTGTATAATTTGGCTATAACTTCCCTTATTGTCGTATCTTGCAAAGTTAAGTTTTATTTTTGATTTCTTTTTAATGGGTTGGTAAAGTCCCTTTTGTGTCGCCATAATAGCTAAACCTGAGCTAATAGATGCATCAAACTTGGTTCTATTGTTAATATTAAACCTAGCCCAGTCTTCAAGAGTTCTGCTAAAATACATAGAACCCATTGAATCAGAATCTCTAAATACACTATCTAAATCTAATCCAACGTGCTTTTCTATATAAGATTCTATTGCTGCTGCATGAGCTTGTTTTATGTCTTCAGAACTATTGGGAATACCCCCTAACTCTCTTTCGGTTTTAGATAATTTAGTATATATTTTATCTGGTCTGTTCATAGAAAATCCTCTGTACCCTCTGTTTTTAAAATGATACAAAAGACGAGGTTTATTATTTTCTATTAATATTGGCATTCCATAAAACACACAAGCCATTAAAACATCTTCAAAAAATATTTCAGCTGTTTGAGGTCTTGCTATGTACTCTAAAAAAAACTCATTAGTAGGCCCTTCATCCATATGAAATTTAGTCATTCCGTGCAATGCTCCATTTGAACCTCCTCCACCAACTGTTCCTGATATATCGTAACTATCACAACCAAATGCTCCCATGTGTTCATTCTTGGGATATTTTACCCCTCCCTTTATATAATATTTGTTTTGCAAATGTTTGTTTGGAGTCCAAGAAACATAAAACCTACCTCTATCGTTTGGAGAAAAAATAACCTCTGTATCTTTTATTCCATTTTTCCAAGAAAAAGACCCCTTAGTAATAAATCTATCTTTTATTAAGGAATCGTTATAATCTATTTGCTGATAAATTTTTTGTAGATTAAACAAAGATTGCTTGCTCTCATCTCTAAAAGCATGAGACTCAGTTCTTGGAAATTGTCTATAATATTCGTTCAATCCGTCAGGATCTGATTTCAACCCTTCTACTTCGTTATTCCAGTGGTCTATAACCCCTGTATCAATAACTTCTCCGTAAGGGCCAATGCAATCTTCCTGTGGGGTTTCGAATACAGGCATTCCATAAGAATCAATGAATCCCTCGTAATTCCATTCCATAGGAATGAACAAAGAATATAATCCTGACTTAGTTTGTCCATTCTTATTTCGTTTTCTAACATCTGAATCGTTGTAAAGTTTTTTAAAATTTCCTCCTCCTTTTTCTAAAGAATTAGAGGTTGAACCCATCATGCATTTTCCTATAACTCTAGCACCTAACCTTAAACAGGTTTTTGTAACTCTCCAGTTGTTTAGTATGTTATCAGGCTTTTCCCACTTCCCACTTTCATCGTGAGCTAGTAGTTTTAATTTTTCCCCATCGTACGAGTTGTCCCCTGTGTTCTTCCAGTCGATTGTGGTATCGAGACCTTCAAGTTCTTTGACTGCTTCGTTCGCATCCAATTTTTTTCTTGTGAGTTTGGAGGCAGGTACTCTATAGGCAAGTTCTGTCTTGGGCCTGTCCATACCGTCCTGGATGGGTTTGAAAAAGAAGGGGTAGTTGAGTGATATCGGTACGACCTTGTCGGTAAACATCTTTTTAGCATCCGACCCAGTTTTTGACAATATACCATAACGTGAATCTCGTGAGGTTGTTGCCAAATGCACGAGTTCCGATGAGGACATGAAGCTAAACCCAGAGCGCCTGTTTTTAAGATAGCACATTCCGTACGATCTTGCGTCTGATTTACAAGCCTCCCAGAATATAAAGAATAATCGGTTTGACTCCCTAAAGTTTGGCTGCCCAACGTCAATTTTGGTCCAGCGCAAGTACATGTAATGAGAGCCAGTAATATAAGAAGGCTTGTCTTTATTAAAAAACCAAAAACCTTGTTCTCTTCTTTCAAACTCTTTGTCAATATAGTCATACCATTTTTCTTTAAAATTATCAGGATATTTATCCCAATCAAATACGCTTTTTATTTTGCTTAACTCTTTTGGGTATTCTATTTCCTCCCAATAATTTTTTTTAAAACGATATACATCTTTTTCTTTAGGTAAAGCAATTTTTAAATTTTGTATTTCATATATCTCACCAATCGTGCCATCTTTAGATATAATAACTATGTCGTATTCTGCATTATATCCGTAGTTCCATAACCTTTTTTTGTTATTAGAATTTATTACCTTTTCAGGCACAACGTCTTCTAGTATTTTATATAAACTCTGCTCGTACATTATTTTGACCTACCTTCAGCAAACCCTTTAAAGGAAGAAGCTTTGCTTTCATTTTTATTACTTGTAATCATACTGTTTTCTTCTTCAATCTTAGATAAGATTTCAAAAGCATCGAATATGGCTAGCTTTTTTGAAGCTGCCGCATTTTTTAGTCTATCTGCTGCAATGTCAGGCGCAAGTCCATCTAGGTCTTTTTTTAATATACCTTCATTTGCAACTTTAATTAATTCTTTAACAGCTTTTTTTCCTGCTTTTATAATCTCTAATTTTAATTCAATATTATTCATAGCATTAAAGTTATATTACTAGTAAACATTCTGTATAATTTCTCTCCATCAACAGTAAATTCATATTCGCTATCTGGTTGAAAAGAAACTTTTGTTCCCTCAATAATACCGTTTTGTATTAGATTTTTATTCGAGTATTTAACCACACCAACTAATGGTTCTTCATCTTGATGTGTTTTTAAATATTTTTCCTTTTTAGGTATAGGCTTTATCATGCAATATTTAGAATGACATGACCATTTAGTACCATTGTGATACATAAAAAACTGATCATAATCAATAAAAAATAAATTGTCTTTAAAAAAACTTTTACCGCTTCTTTCTTTTCCTTTCATATCATTATAATATTTAAAAACATTATGATGAACTAAAAGCGTGTCCCCTGGAGAAACTTCTCCTGAATAGTTTATAGGCACAGAAATAACTTCTGCATATCGATTTGATGAGGTATGATCTTCTTTAGATGTACTTGTTATAAAATCAACGTTTCCAATCTTTTTAGTGTTGTCATACCTTTTGTCATTGCATGGTTTTACAATGAAGTAAAAAGGTGATTTCATTCAAAATTAATATTATATTCAATTGATACTGGCATATTTGAATTAAACTCTTTCCAAAGAAATATTTCTCCTTTGTCATTTTCAATCCATATTTTTATAGAGTCGCTCTCTAACACATGCTTTATTAAGTGAATATAATAATTTCCATTTAAAATTGCTTGATTGACTATGTAGTGCATAGCACTAGACTTATAGTCTGCTCCTATTGATATTTTTCTTATATCCATTATATTTAATTTTTATTCTATAACAACAGATACTACTTCTGGTGTTATTGTTTTATCTAATTCATTTTTTGCGCTTTCTTCTATTTCTTTTACAAGCTCTTCTCCTAAAAAGTCTTTAGTCCAAATGGTCAAAACTTCATTGTTTAGTTCAGTTAATTCTATAAAATTATCTATATCCTCTAAACTTAACAAAACATCTCCTGTAACGGTAGCATTATAAAAAGTACCTTTAAAGTCTTTTAGAGTTGACAAAGCTGTTAGTCTCCAATTTATTCTGTAGATTACATTTTCTTTTTCTGAAAATTCTTTATAAACATCTACATTTCTACAATCCCAATTATATTCTATCATAATATTTTATTTTTAAGGTGGTGTACAAAATCCCCTATCTTTTACAAAAAAATTAGCTGCTTTACTATCATAAGCTACTAGAATCCATTCTCCATAACAAATAGAGGTATAATAATACCCTTGTCCTATTCTACAATTAGATCCTGTGTTGTTGCTGCAAATTAAATCACCAATATTAATACAAGTACTACTTGGCCCAAACCAATATATCGTTGTATTAGGTTTTTGACCACAAAACTTGGAGCTTTGAGTGCTTACAACTCCATAAGCATTAGCTGACCTCCACACTTGTTGATTTCCATAATTTCTAAAATTTAATAAATTATCTTTATTTCCTGCATATGCAGGATCAAACTGAGCTGAGTCAGCATTTGAAAACAAAGCTTTTAAATCATTGTAACTACCAACAGCGTTCCTAACGTCATCCATATCAAATGTAGTTGTATCAGGTACGCTTGGCATTATTTTTCAAGTTTAGCTAATCGAGCCTCTAGTTCTGCAACTTTAGCTATTAATAAATCTACATAAGCAACAGATTTATATCCATCACTATCTGTTCTTACAAATTCAGGATGCTGCTTTTCTAATTCTTGAGCGACAACACCTGTTCTATATTGATTAGGAAATGTTTTTAATTTAAACGACTTCCAATTTGCATTTATAGCCAATGGCTCTAAATCTTTAATGTCTTTTTTCTTTCTTTCGTCTGAAGATAATATAAAGTTAGTTGCAGTTACAGTTGAAGTAAACCTACCTGTCCCTGTTACATCTAAAGTATTTGAGGGATTTGTATTATTTATACCTATTCTGTTTGCATATGTAACACATAAAGCTGTTGACCTACTTGTATCTGAAGTCCCTGTTCCAACAGCAAATGCGTGTCCTATTGATAAAGCGTATACATTATACTTACCTACAGCAGTCTGACCTTGTCCATTAGCTCCAAAACCACTCGTAACAGAGGTTGTTGTTCCCAATCCTAAAGATATATTAGCAATACCATTACTTGCTGTAGCTCCTTGACCAAATGCCAAAGCAGCTCGACCAAATGAGTTTGAGTTTTCTCCTCCTGAAAAAGAATTGTCATTCCAAGCGGTAGATTGAAATCCCATTGCCATTGATTGATTAGCGGTAGTTAATCCTCCACCTGTAGCAGTTGCTCTTCCAAAAGCTTGAGAGTAATTTGCGTTCGCTATACATGTTTGTCCAAATGCTAAGGACGCTTCTCCTTTTGCTTCAGTAAAAATTGTTGATGTGGCAGGATCTGTATTGCCGCCTGCTAAAGAAGCCACGCCTGTTGCCTTACATTGATAGCCCATTGAAGTCGATAGATTTCCATCGGCTAAAGTATTCTGACCTGTCGCTAATGCGGCAAATCCATTATTATAATTTTCAAAACCTATATTGCAGTTAAAGGATGCACCTGAAAAATTTGTATGTAAATCTCCCAGGCTAGATGCACCAATAACTATTAAGTCATTTAAATTCCTTATTGCCATTTAATTATTTTTATTTATTACCCTACATAGGTAAGCAACACTTGGTAAGCGTTGTTTGCAACCGTTCCTTTGAACTTAACTACAAGATTTGCACTACTTCTAGTAACTTCAGCATAAACAGTTTCTCCTGCAGCGCTTATAACTTCACATTTTACATCTAAAGCAACAGCTCCACTAAATGAATTTGTTACATTATATGTAAATGTAGTTATGCCTCCTACCGTACTACCACCTGTCAAAGCTACTCTATCTCCTAAAGCTGTTTTTGGGTCTACTGGCGTTGCCCATGTACCATCACCTCTTAAGAACGTGCTTGAAGAACCTCCTGCAGGAACGTGACCTACATCGCTACCTCCATCATATGCCATTGACTGAACCTTAACAGCCCCTGTAGTTGGATTAACTACAATTGGCGTTCCTGTTGAAGTACCTGGAGAAATTTCATCTACACTAGATACTGCTTGAGTATTTGTATCTACCCATGGAACGTTAACTACTAAGTTATCTCCTGAATCAACTTGAACTTTATAGGTTCTTAAGGACGTAGTACTTGAAGCGTTAGCGGCAACTGATTGAGTTCCATCAACATTAGCATTTATGGTGTTACCTGATAAACTTAAACCTGTACCTGCGGCTCTTTGTGTATTGGTGTCTGTTGGTGTTACCCATGAACCATCACCTCTTAGGAAAGTTGTACTTCCACCTCCTGAAGGGACAATACCTAGTGTAGAGCCTCCTCCGTATATGTCAGAAGAAACCCATCCGTTTGATGTTACATTAAAATGAGCTGAATTAAATCCTGCAATACCTTTGGTAGTATTACCATCTGTACTGTTTGCCGTAGCAACTCCAATGTTATCTTGAACAACTGTCCAATCAGATAATGCTGTTGGAGCATCTGTTTCAGCAATAAGTAAATCACCATCTTCAACTGTTTCTCCAAAGAATTGTCCTCCAGTTGTTACTGCATATGTCCAACCTTGTTTGATAGATGCACTTGGATTTGAATCTAAGTCAGGAACATTGGTTGCTGCATTATATCCTCCTTGGAATATTAAAGCTCCTGAACCTGCTAGCGTAGAGTCTACATAACTTTTAGAAGCCGCTGACGCTGCTGCTGTTGGAGTTACAGGTATAGTTACCTGACCTGTAAAAGTTGCTGTTGAACCTGATAAGTCTCCAACTAAAGTAGTTTCATTATCAACAGTAAGGTTATTTCCTACTGTTAAATCATTTGTAATTTCAACATCGTCTTGAAAGTCTAGGGTTATAACATCAGTAGTTGTGTTTTCCGTAACCTTAACTGTTGTTGATGTACCCTCAAGAGTGATGCTTGTATCAGTTCCTGAACTAGCATCTAATTCTATTTTAGAACTATTTGTACCACCTGCTCCAACACCTAACTGATAAGTTGTTGGTAGTTACATCGGTGTACGCATCGAATGTTCCTCCAAATGATAAAGTGGCAGTATCTGTAGTCTCTGTGTCAGATTGATTGGCGTGACCAATATTTACACTACCTGATGTTCCTCCTCCTGTAATTGGAGATGAAACTGTAATAGCTGTAATATCTCCCTGAGGAATACTTGGAAAAGTAGTCAAAGTACCTGAACCGTCAATGTATTGAGAACTACTTCCTGCAAATGTAAAATCAAAAGTACCTGAACCTGTAATTGCTCCACCTGAAACAGTAAGAGAATCACCATTTGTAATGTTAGCATCTACACTAGTTACTGTTCCATCGTACTGATCATTTGAGGTAATAGTAATAGTAGAACCTGAACGAGTAACAGAGGTTGTTCCTGCTCCCTCAAACAAAATACTATCTGTACTAGATGGGTTTGTTGCTACAAGATTAACTGTTGCAGTTCCATTACCTGAACCTGTTGCTGTTAAATCATAAGTTGTGTTTGTATCTGCTGATGTTGAAAGAGCTACCCAACTTCCTCCTTCTCCATATTTTACAACATTATCAGTAGTGTTATAATATAATTGACCATCCACAGGAGTTCCTGCAGCTGCATCATTTATTTCGTTCTGAAGTTGAGGGTTGAAGAGTTCGTTTTTATTGAAATCAACGCTGTTCAAAAAATTAATTGCCATGTTTTTTTAGTTTAAATATGCTTTTCCTGTAAATCCTGCGGAAAATGTTAATGTTACGTTATTACTATCTATATATTCAACTTCGCCATGTATGACAAAATCGTTTGTATTTACAACTGAAACAGACGGAAATTTTCCTAAATTATGTTGTATGTTCCAGGTTGTTGATGACACTCCTTGTGTAAAAACAAAAGTAGAATCAGTATTATCTTGCCAAGACGCTGCTAATGTTCCACCGTCTTGCTGTGTTAATGTTAATGTTTTAGTGGTTGTACCTGCTACAGCTGCTGATACTACAGTATCGTTGTAAGCTGTATTCCATTCAGTAGAATTTCCTCCTGAAGCATATACATCACCGCTAGTTTCAATATCAGACGTAAACTTTACACGTCCTGTTATATTTTCAATATATGCATCTGTTCCATCGTGAAAGATGCTAAGCTCGTTACCTGTTCCGAAAATAGATTTAACATTATTTCCGTGATATGTTGGCCCTTGCATTATTCCCCCTGCAACAGGAAGATAAGGGCCTCCTGTAACATAGGTGCTATTGTCTAGCGATCCATCGGCTTTTAAAAACTGACTGGAAGTTCCGCCAAATACTTGAAATTCATTTGAAACGTACTTTTTAATTACAGCCATTAATTACCAGTTTTTCTGAACTATGTTAACCCATGTGTATGAGGTAGCACCGTCTTGCATTATTATATCTATATAACTATTATTTCCACTTACTCTGTATCTCATTGTACCGACATTAGCAGCACTTGGAGTTACACTAGTATCTCCCATTTTAATACCACCATCTACATCTAGTTTTGCTTGAGGATTTGAAACACCCACACCCATAACTGAAGCTGAATCTGTCGTAATCGTTCCATTAGCATCTTGTATTAAAATAGAGGTACTACTTGGTGTAGAGCCTCCTGCCGCCAAAAATAAAGCATCACTATTAGTATAAACTTCATCTTGACCACCACTTCCGCTTAATGCTATATTTCCTTCTACTTCTAATTTTTCACTAGCTGCTCCACCTGCACCTATTCTTACAGCTCCACCTTTTACAAGAACTATTCTAGCGCTAGTATCATCATAAAGACCTAAAGCAGATGCGTTGCCATCTACATCTCCAATATTTATAACGTTGTTAGCCAACACCACCTCAGCAAAGGCAACTCCAAATGAAGCATACCTTCCATTGTATAAGTGATTATCAAAAGCATATGATGGAGTAACCGTATCAAGGCCAATTCCAAGACCTCCCTCAAACAAAACACTATTTGAGAGACTACTAGTACTGTTCCACTTAGGAATAAAATCCGTAGTTCCATTACCTGTAACACCTGATGTTCCTATAGCTGATTCTATAACATTACCATTTGCATCAACAGTAAGGTTGTATGCAGCCGTACCTGAAACATTACCTGCTCCATAGGTTGGTAGTGCAAGATTACCTGCTTTGGTTAGTATTAAAGCATTGCTTTCGTTTCCAACACTAGGGCCATTACCTATGGTAAACAACCTGTCAGTATTTACCCAATTTGTAGCGTTTTGAGATGCTGCAATAGCATTAAATGAACCTATAACTGTTTCTCTGTATGATTTTGTAATTATACTGTTACCAATTCCAAAGACTTCCTTACCATTAAGGTTGCTTGAATGTCCGATTCCTATGCCCTTAATATCATTTACCTGCATATCAGAACCGATTGCTACTGTAAACTGCTTATCTGCTAAGTTATTATATCCTATAGAAACAGAACCTATGTCTACAGCTTTTGCTTGATATCCTGCTGCAAAAGAATAATCTCCTGATCCGTCACCTTTATAACCTATTGTTGTTGCATAATCACCTGTTGAAGATGACTCAAATCCTATAGCAGTTGCGCTAATTCCAGATGCGACTGAAGCATGTCCTAATGCGACTGACTCAGCGCCACTAGCCGTGTTTGACAAACCTATAGCTACTGCATATTGACCTTGTGATTTTGACATTTTACCTGCAGCAAATCCATTTATTTTATCAACAAGGTTTTGCTCTCCTAGTGCAACTCCAAAGTTTGCGGTAACTATATTGTCATTACCTATCGCTACTGCATGTTGTGCCTTTGCTTCATTATCTCTTCCTAAGCCAACCGCATGAGCTGCGCTTGTTTCATTTCCCCATCCTAATGCAACTGTAGCTGTAGATGTAGATAAATTTTCATATCCCATTGCAATAGCTAACTCCGCAGTTGCCTGATTGCTTTTTCCTGCTGCAAAAGAAAAATCTTTAGTAGCTTGATTAGCGCTTCCTAGTGAAAATGATGGTTCGTTTGCTGAATTAACGAGATTTCCTTCTCCCATTGCAAACCCTAATTTACCATTACTAGTATTGTTTATTCCAAATGTATATCCTGCAAAACCACTACCTGTTCCTGCATTTATTGTGTTTCCTTTACCTAAAGCAAATCCTCCGTCTACAATAATATTATTGTCTTGACCTATTGCTGCTCCACCAATACCTGTTATAGTATTGTTTTCTCCCATTGCAACAGAAGAACGTCCACTAGATTCATTATCAGCACCTACTGTAAAAGACTTTTCACCAAAAGAATTATTTGCAGCTCCAATTGCTGCTGCATAATCTCCTGAAACATTGTTTCCTTTACCTACTGAAAATCCAGATAATGAAGAAGATGTATTTCCTTGTCCAAAAGCCATAGAACCTTCGCCTGTCGCATCATTACTATCACCTATTGCTGTTGAATGTTTAGCTGTAGCACTAGAATCATTTCCTAATGCAATAGCAGCATCGCCTGTTGATTGTACGCCTGAACCCATTGCAATTCCTGCAATTCCGCTTGCATCAGCATTAATACCTACTGCAAAAGAACCTTCGCCTGTAGTTATAGAGCCAACACCCATTGCATTTGAATAGTCTCCAGAAGCTGTATTTGAATTATTAAAAATTAAAGATTGAACTCCTGCTCCTAATTTTATTGGCGCATCTCCAAGCTCTCTTGGAGCTGTCCATATTGCTACATTTCCTGTAGTTCCCTGCCCTGTTAACACAGAAGAGTTGTCAATTTTATCCCAAAAAACATTTCCTGAAACATCTTCTGAAACAATAGCCCAATCCCCTGGCTCCCAATCTGTAATTAAGCCTCCTCCAATTCCTGGCAAGCCTGTTGTTCCTGCTACAGAAACAACCCAATACTTTCCTGTATTGTCAAGTGTTAGTGGGTAAGTTTGCAAATCAGGAACATTTGTTAAAGCATTCCAAGCTCCTTGAAACTCTAAACCTGATCCTTGATAGTTTTGCCAAGTTACTTTTCCGTTAGCGTCAGAAACTAAAACTTGTTCATTATTACCAATTGTATTTGTAGAATCGTATACATCTCCAATTAATCGTATCTCTTGATTCATTGTTACAGAGTCATCAAATACTGAGTCTCCTGCTACATAAAAATCATTTAATATGTTTGCGTTATTGTTTACTGTAAGGTTGGCTTTAACTAAAACATTTTGAGCAACCTCTAATGATCCAACGCCTGAACCATTATCAATATATACAGTTGAACCAAGAACTTCTCCAGGTTTACCACCTAGAGAAGCTGTATCTTGATATAATAATGAATCAACTAATAAAAATGATTCTTGCCCTGCCGTTGCAGCTGTAAAGACAGGTAGTCTGTATGATACTCCACTAAATGCCGCATCAATAACGAAATCAGCAATACCTTGTATTGTAAATGTTTTGGTTTGTTTACTAATTGGATTTGAGTTTGCTGCTGTTCCAATTAAATAATCCGCACCTTCAATCGGTGATTGATTTGGATACGATGTAGTATTGCTAATTTTTGCCATCTTATTCTTTTTCTTTTTCTTTTAGTTCTCCAGTTTGTAAATTAATAACTGTGTTTTCGCCATACTTTTCAACTAGTTCTTTTTCGATAGTTGCGAATTCCGCTCTAACACTTTGGACTTGCTCAATTACTAAATGTTTTTGTAATTCTAAATCACCTAGTTGAGTTTTAAAGTTTACAAAATCTGAATTCAAAGTTTGTAATTTTTCCAATTCTTGTTTTTCTAAATTTTTCATTTTATTTAATTAAGGTTAATAATGCAAAGGTAAAGAATTATTCTTTATTTTTTTTACAAAATAAGCGCCATAAACAGTCACTAGTAGGGTTTGAAATATAGGGATGTAAGCTTCAGCTATTTTAAACTGACCAATGTTACCGTCAGTAAAACATAAAGCAGTAAATATAATAGTAAGATATATTAAAACAAATGGACGTATATTTTTAGATAGAAAGCTATCGCTTTGCATGTCATACTTCCAACGCTCACTAACTTGCTCTTGAGCTTCTTTATCTGCTTGTTCAAGTATTTTTTGAATTTTTTCTTTTGCAGCTAATCTCTCTTCGTCTGTTGTAACCAAGTCATCAATAACTTTTCCGACTTCTTTTACAACTCCTCCTGTTAGCCATTGTATAATTTTTTTCATAAGTGACAGTATTCGTTATAAGCATCAAAACACGGACAACTTTTTCTTGCGAATTCGTTATGTCCATGTATTGTTGCCTCTGGAAACATATTTTTAAGTAATTTTAATAAAGATAAAAGACTATCTTTTTGTTGATTTGTTCTGTTGTCCTCGGCTTCCCACTTTCCATCTTCTCCTCTTTCTTCTTTAACTCCTCCTGCGTAACAAATTCCTATTGAATTTTTATTCAAACCTTTTGTATGGGCGCCTGATTTTTCAAGAGGTCTTCCTAATTGTATTTGACCACCTCGTTTAATAAAAAAATGGTAGCCAATTCCTGACCACCCTCTCTTTTTATGCCATCTATCTACTTCTTCTGCGTCTATGTCGTGCGATGGCCTAGTAGCAGAGCAATGAACTATAATCTTATTTATTTTTCTTTTCATTGTAATTAATCCATATTCTTTGAGCCGTATATACTATAGACGCTGATAATAGAATTAATTTTAATACCATCTCGATGTGAGTAAATGAAATAACTAGGCTCAATGTGTTGAATGCGTATATTTTAAAATCCTGCACAGTCATTATTCTTTTATAAGTGTATAATTTACTTCAAGTTCTAATAACCAACTGTTGTTTTGCGTATATTCTACCATAGTGCTAATATTTCACCTGCCGTAGTTCCTGTGTCAAACACTTGCAAAACGTTAACAGGAAAAAATTGACCTGCATAACATCCTACAAAAATAACATCATCACCACCAACTGTTTTAACTCTAACATTTCCTGGTAATCCAATATAAAGAGCGCAGCCGTTATTTGTTCCGCCTGTCACACTAGGAATTTCATTAACATCATCTGGAGTAACCAATGCAGCTCTTCCTGCTTGTAATTTTTGATAAGCCATATTCTATTTATTATAAGGGAACATTCTGTTTAAACTATCACGTCTTTGACTACATCCACAAGGCTTCCCTGTTGCCTTTTTGATTTCATTTTAATTATTTTTTACAAGTACACAATTTATTTGGACACTTGTCTATATTTTTAAAACTAATAGCTAACATACAAGAATTCCACTTGCATTGAAACTTACACCATAAACCTTGAATCCAAAGTCCTAATTTTACTAAAGCTTTTCCCATTACTTTTTAATTAAGCCGCTTAAATGTTTTTTTACATAATGAACGCAATCTTTATGAGAATGTCTATAAGACATACCTTTATCCGCTCCATAAGAATGTCCATAATCTTTTTTAGACATTGCTTTAGATTCGTCTCTACGATCTTTTAATGATTGCTTCTTTTTTCCGTTTCTTGCTCCTAAAGACTCATCGAGTCTTGAGTTATATCCTTGTGCCATAGTTATAAATTTTTATATTTTACAAATATACTAATATTTTCCTCTTCTATTTGAAGGGCTAGACTTTGTTGAACCACCCTTACCTGCCCATAAATTTTTACAGGCCCAATAGCGTGCTGTTAGTTTTGATTTAGCTGTTCCACATTTGTGACGTGCCTTGAAGCTCTTTCTTGCAGCTGCTGAATAATTATGTCCATATCCTTTTGCTCCAAAGTGAATAAGTTTTTCTTTTCCTCCTTC